CAGCCCGTCTTCCATGGTCTTCGCCATGATATCCAGCTTGAATCCCACATCATAGGGGACAGGATTGAATACCTTATCATACACATTCACGCCGTTGATATTCTTCCTGGATGCGATCTTGTTGATTGTCTGCAGCTTGCGATCCGGCGCATAATTGATAGACGATATCTCAAATGCCATTCTGGGCAGCTTGATAGCAGTCAATGAAGTGGCATCAGGATTGTCTTCGATACGAGCAAGGAACTTTTCTCTAGGTCCGTATGCTATAGGAACCTTGAACGTCTGCTCGAGGCCGCCCGTGGCATTCTTTCGTTCGATCTTGATGTTATTGAACAGCGTGCCGAACGTGATCACATATTTCTTGAACAATGAATTATAGAAAGGAGAACTGCCTATCATTATGCTCTCCTATCGCTCTCGCTGAAAGGATCTCTCTCAGTGAAGTCTAGAAAATCCAATCCTTCTGTCTCGAACATGCTGTTCTGTGACGTCTGATCGAGATAGTCGATATCATATTCTTCCTTGATGATATGAAATCCAGCTTCATCAGTTATCTGCAACGAGCCTTCGGACAGCATGATAAAAGGATCGGAAGTAGTCAGGAAGGCATTGTATGTCTTGTCTATGAGATCGATGCCTGTATTGAATATCTCGTTGGAGTATTCGAACAGTTCACAGACGACGTCATACATCTGCAGAGCACCCATCTGATAAAAGATGGGTTTCTTGTTGACATACTTGATCGTATATAATGCCTTGGTGAAAGGGAAAAATATCAGATCGCTTTCTGACGGCCTATCTCTCCTGAGCACCGAGCCTACTTCGTTCTCGAATACCCTCAGAGCGACTGAGAATGTTATCTGATCTCTTACCTCTACACCAAACTTGGAAAGGAATTCTCCATCCCCTTCAAATCCGTCTACGTTCCTGATATACATCTCGATCTGGATCGCTTCGCCATACTCAGAGAATTCCTGTTCTCTGAAGGCATTATCCCTATTGATGATCTTTCTCGGGATGTAAAAGTTATCGATCCCGTGTATCTTGATCGATTCTATCACAAGATTTTCTATCAGGTTTTGTTCACCCGACGAAGAGAAATTATTGAAAAAGAAATTAGTGGCCATGAGCGTGTTAGCCGATCATATCAGTGACTGGGAGTGAATAGCTTGTGATCATCTCTGCTTCTAATTTCTCAAGCGCTTCGTGAGCATCGTTATATATCTTCTCACCATTGAACGTGATACCGCCGGGCAATTGCATACCCACAAACTTTGTTAGGTTGGAACCCCATTGTTTCTTGATCAATTCTGTAGCATATCTCTGCAGCCATCTGTCATTCCATACATCTACATAATCCGCAGGATCGACAATAGAATACGCTTCTACGACAAGAAAATAACCAGGTGTCAATTTATTCCAATCGGTATCAACAAACAGCTTGTTGGTATTCCTGTTATAACGAATGGGTTGTTTTCCCACAAGCAACTGCTCTAATAATTGGATCTGTTGGAAAGCCATGTAGTACGGTACCATGGACTGATAGGTCAGAGTATACAGATCATTGAGAGCGATCTGATACCTGATATTGAAGAGGTTATTGGTCGCAAGATAGTCGCCGATATCAAATATGCTCACTGCACCTATGATGTTCTGCGGTAGCGTGATGTATTTGTTTGCGATGTCTTCTGCTGTAATTTGTTTCTTATAGAATACTTTTTCTGTGCCATCAAAGTGATAGTCCCAGTAGTATTTTAGCGCCTCTTCCACCCGATCTTCTACCTGATCATCATCCACGTTGATCTCGATCACAGGTTTGCCCAGCTTGCGCAAGCAATACTCTTTAAAATCGTCTCTGGAACTAATAGCCATTTTTTAATATCCCTTTTTAGATATTTATGTGTTTTGAATGTACGATGATATCAGTTAGTTTCACTACTTACCTTGGTAGACGGGAAAGCACGACCTGCACCCCAAATAATACGAACAGCACCCCCAGCACCCGAACCCTGTTTGCCACCTGTGCTGCCTGAAGCACCGCCTCCGCCGCCGAACGATCCGCCATCTGAATAGTTGCTTCCTGTGTTCACAGTGGCATTACCTCCGCCTGATCCGCCCTTGCCATTTAAACTGCTTACGTTAACTTTATATTGACCCCCGGCACCATTTGCACCCTGACCAAATATTCCGACGCCACCACCGCCTCCACCTGCTCCTGCCGTTTGCCCAGAGCCATCAGCGCCACCTCCGCCACCGCCACCTGCTCCAGCACCACCAGCTGCGTTTTCACCAGCATTTCCGCCAGCACCTGTATATCCGCCTGCACCTCCGCCGCCTCCATAATTACCTAGGCCACCATTGGATCCTTTGCCACCAATTCCGCCGCCGCCAACCGCATTTGGCGGACCAGTGGTGCCGTTAGCAATATCCGAGCCACCAGGAGAATCTTTAGTATCATCTTCTTTGCCGTAGTTGGAACCGCCACCACCAGCTCTCACCTGCTTGCTGGTAATGCCATTCGCAAATGAAGACGGCCCTCCAGGTTTTGATGTTGAACCTGTATATCTTGCTCCCCCTGCACCAACCACGACAGCTATGACTTCTCCGGGAGTAACAGCGATGTTATTCCTATAAGATAATGCGCCGCCACCACCACCAGATGAGTATGTTGGACCACCTCCACCACCACCGCCCACGCATACCACGCAGACAGAAGTTACGCCGGCAGGGACAGTCCAATTGAATGATCCTGGTGTTGTGAATAATTGATGGCCTGCATCTGGCGAAACCGTCAAAGTAACAGTCTGAGAAACACTTACAAGAGGGCTAGGTACTACTTTTGTTGCTGATAAATTTGTAGTTCCTGGACTGATAATTGCAATTACCCCGGTTGTCTGATTTATCGTTGCGACTGCTGGGTTGCTGCTGGTATATTGTATTGAACCCAGAGGATAATTAGAACTAGGAACAGTGATTGTGGGAACCCCAGCAGCTCCATATATTATGCTAGAAGGAGTCACAGCAAATCCTGTCAATGTAACGGTCGAGGAAAATGTGATAGCTGTAGTAGCTGTGAATGTATATACATCTTCTGAAGCGGAGGATGTTTTAGTCACAGCGCCTGGCACGGTTGCTGTAGATGAAAGGAAATAATATGGAGCAGTCGATATCAATACTGTACCAGAACTGCCTGATCCTCCGTTATAACCATATCCTCCACCCTGTCCCCCCTGACCCCTATTTGCAGTGCCGTTTACTTGTGATAATCCAATCACGCCGCCACCTGCGCCACCCGTACCTAATGCATTGACAGAATAGCTGGGTGTTACTCCAGCACCTCCAGCAGGTTGTGTTGTGCTAGTACCAGCACCTCCCACGCCGCCAGCACCTCCGCCGCCACCTCCGAATAACCCGCCGGTTGAAGCACCTGCACCGCCAGCAAATGCAGACCCACCAGATGCTCCTCCGTTGCCGCCATTTGTAGAAGCAGGAGGACCAGCACCGCCCAATCCCCCAGCAGCAGATATTGTGTTTAATTCAGCCCCGGATATAGAGCTAAGACCTCCTGCTGTACCTGCAGAGCTTGTTGTAGAAGAACCACCTGCACCTCCGCTACCTACTGTTACAGTATATAGAATCCCTGCTTTAATCTCAGGAGAAGATGATACTGCTTGGCCTCCTCCCCCACCACCACCACCAGGAGATTTGGTGCCCGGGATTGTGGTAGTAACACCTCCGGTTGTAACACCTCCGGTTGTTATGTTAGTAGCAACAGTAATCGACACACCCATTCTGGCATTTCGAGCGTTATCCTTGCCGCCAGTCGTGTCGGTACATGATATTTGTATTTGATGCAGTCCTTTAGTGACGGCTCTGGTGCCCGTCTCGCCGTTGGTAAATACAATGACCCCATCTATTGCGACGCTGCCGTTTGTAACAACTGCCATAGTAAACGTATAGCTACCTGTCTCTGGAAAATTTACTGATTTACCCGCACTCCAGCCATTATTTTGGATTGGCAATCCGATACCATATGGCCCTACACCATGGTTACTGCGTTCAATTAAAGAGTAAGACCCAGTCGACTGACCTATCAGCTCCCTTGAAGTAAATATCACTGTGCCTGCAGCTGCAACAACAACTACAGGTGATGTAACTACAGGTGTTGTAGTCGTCACATCCGCTGTCGGTACGATAGTCGAACCTCCGCCGCCTCCGCCGCCACCACCAATGACGCTCACAAGGCTCTGAATTGCAGACCTTATGTCGTAGTTATATCCAGCAAGGAGGTTAAAGATTGACATGTATTGTGCTCACAGCATTACCACTTCCGGAGTAGCAACACGTCAGTGATGCCTGTATTTACGTTCATGGCGTAGCCTCCAGCGCGGTGATACGGTTGGTTAGAGCAGTGATCATGGCCTGTTGCTCTTGGATGGCGGCGGTCAAAGTAGCAATCAAGAACGAAGCATCGACACTTTGAGCAAGAATTTCACCCTCATCATTAGTTGCATCTTTTTCACCAAAAACTGCGTGATGACAAACTTCCGCTAATTCGTGGGCAATGAAGCCTTCACCATCTGAACCGTCTGCTTTCCACTGAAAGGTGCAAGGCTTTAGCAACGCTACCTTAGCCAACGCCCCAGTCATTGGCTGAACATTGTCTTTTAACCGATAATCAGAAGACGTGTTGTAAGCAGTCGTAGTTCCGGTTACTGTAATAGCACCAGTCTGAGTTCCATTTCTAGCAAAAATAGATATGTTTGATGCATCTGATCCAGCAGCATTATTGTTTATACCAAAAGGAGCAATCGTTATTCCTTCCGTCACGCTAAATTTAAATGTGGAGCTTGCGAATGTGGGGCTGGTGCACCCAGTCATTACCCGACCCGACGAGTCGATACGCATAAACTCAGTAGCAGTAGTAGTATTGATAAATCTTGCACCAGCAGACCCACTTGAGAAACACAAAAAATCCGCTCCGTCTTTCCCAATTTCATAACCAGAACCTGAATAAGAAGCTACGCTATTAAAACTAAGCGCTCCAGCAATACTGACTTTTTGCGTTGGTGAACTTGTACCAATCCCGACATTACCGCCGCGTGGGTTTAAGAGTAAGTCGTATACTGCGCCTAAATTTGTGGCATCTGTTGCTTGTATCCACATTTGGTTAGTAGCGAGACCAATCGTTCCGATGCCACCAGCAGCGTCACTGCCCGTTCTCAAACGTATGAGCTCACCCGTTGATGGCGTGGTTCCGGTCGTGGCCGGAAGCGCAGCAACACCAGATGTCGTTACTTGCAATTTAGTGACTGGTGATGTCGTCCCAATCCCGACATTGCCAGCGGACGTTATCCGCATCCTCTCAGTAAGTGTTCCAGCATTGCTTGTGGCAAAAGTCAATCGCGCAGTTTCAGCACCGGGAGTGCCATTTTCTACGGTTGAATCAATATAAGAAACCTTTACGGTTCCATAATATTGGGCGATGTTTACACCCCCGCCGCCGCTTACTGAATCGGCAATGCCAAAAAACCCGTAACCATTAGTCGGTGTCATTACCGCAAGTCGACCATAGGAACTGGCGGCTGTAGTACCAATCCCTACACGATCCGACGAGTCGATACGCATAGCCTCGTTTGCGCTCGTATAAAATGCTATTGGATTAAATGCATTGTTGTCACTATTAATACCACTTAAATGTGCAACACTTGAAATAGACTGTACTCGCAGTCCTGCAGCGGCACTAGTTGATCCAGATAATTGTATTGGGCCACCAACAACCGCTAATCTAGCCCCTGAAGCTGAAGAAGTAGTCCCGATATTTACCCTGCTATTAGAGTCAATCCGCATGGCCTCCTCACCGCCCTCGGCAAAGGCAATGGTATCTGCCGCAGGGAAGAACATACCCGTGTTGGTGTCAGTTGTAGGTGCAACTGATGGTGCTGCAGCAGATCCTGCAGATATTGATGCTGTTCCTGCCGGACCTACTGGTCCTTGAAGCGTACCGGATGCTGTTACGCTGACACCCACACCTGTCAATACAGCCACAGTAGGACTGACAAAAATAACAGAACATATTCCCCTGCTATTTAAAGTGAAACTACCAGCAACGCTAGTGGATGCATTATATAATGTCAATCCTGCTGCCTGGATGATATTAATGACTGCAGCGCTATTATTAAATATCGATACTGTGCCGCCGGATGCAAATACACTGGCCGGAATGTTTACTGATCCTGTAGCACTTATTACAGTTCCAAGATCAGTTAGTACAAGAGTATATGTAGCCGTTTGTGTATTGATGGGCAGTGTTTTTAATTCTAAAAAACTAGCATTAAGATCTGCTGCGTTTAAAACTTCACCTTGTACGTATGTTTTTCCCATTTTAATACCTTACTTTGAAGCCCCAGTCACCGAAGCTGTTGCAATTATCGATGCTCCACAACCACATAGGCTCGTGTCCAATGCAACTAAATTCCCCTCACA